GGCGGTGCAACAGGGCGCTCGTCAGCAGGTAGTGCTAGTGGTGCCGGTGGCGGAGGTTTAGCTTATGTTAATAACTTATCAGTATCGCCCGGCGATGCTGTAACTGTTATTGTTGGCTCAGCAGGTGTAAATGGTAGTATAACAGTTGACAGTCCGCTTAAATTTGTAGATGTTGATGTTAATGCAAACGTCAGTTATACTCCAGCCGCAAGTACAATAACTGACGCAACTAACGGTGGTGCTAGTATAATTAGAATTGGTGCAGACGTAGTAATTACAGCTAATGGCGGAACAGCTTCTACACTCTCTGCAGGCGCAGGTGGCACATTTACTACTAACAGTAGTTACGGTACTACAAGAGGCGGAGCTGTCGGTAGTGCAGGAGTAACAGCAACAGAATCAGGAGCATCTAAAGCAGGAGGAGGCGGCGGCGCTGCCGGATATGACACTACTGCAAGTGCTGGTGGCGGCGGACTGGGCGGGTTGGGCCTTAGTGAGTTTTATAGATCAACTGGGGCATATCCAGCAGACTATTACAAAGCAGGTGCTGGCGGACGTGGAGGCGGTGTAGAACTACACGGCAAAGGTACTAATGGAACTAACGGCACAGCGGCACCTGGACTAGTAGCGTCAACAAGCCCATTGAGTTTCAATTATAGTGGCGGTACAAATGGTACTAGAGGAAGTAATAGTGCTGACGCAACTATATCAGTAGGCGGCGGTGCAGGCGGCGGTGCAGGCGGCAGAATTAGGTATCAACAACTTAGTGGTTCATATTATAAATGGTTTTTAAATGGGACCGGTACATCGGCACAAGCAGGCGGAGTTAGAATACAATGGGGATTAGGCGATTATCCGTAAGCGAATAAATAGTAGTATAAGGAAAATATAATGACAATACAAACAATTAATATTGGCACTTTAGCAAATGACGGTACTGGAGATGATCTAAGGGCCGCATTTCTTAAAGTTAATTCTAACTTCGATGAACTTGACTTGCGCAATGACGAAGCGACTACAGGTACAAATGTAGGAGTAGGCGGTCACGCTGTATTCAAACAAAAGACAGGATACGACTTAGAGTTTAGGAAAATTATTCAAGGTGATAGGATCTCCGTTACAACTAATGGCGATTTAATTACTATTGCCGCAGACTTAAATGGACACACTTTTGTTAGTGACAGTGGTAGTCATGCTCTGTCAGACGGTGGCGTGTTTAACATTACTGGCGGCGTAGGTATTTCTACAAGTATACTTGGCAACGAAGTTACAATTAACAGTGACTCATTTAACCTCGGCTTTGATGAAAATTTTGACTTTGGAGAAATTACACAGTCTATAACAAGTCATAGAGATTTTTTACAATTTGTTACAGATGTAGACTATGGAACTGTTACAGCACCTGTTAGTTTTAATACTAATCTTGGAACTATATAAAAAATGAGCAATTATTGGACTAAACTTACAGGGACTAAGTTAACGACCTTACAGGAAAGTATTACGACTATCGTAAACTTACCGATTAGTTCAGATTACACTGTAACAACTGCATTAATATCAGGCAAATTGCCTGAAGGGATGCGTCTAAAAAATAATCAAATTGTCGGAACACCGACAGATGTGCCCAGAGCTATAACTAGTACCTTTGTCATTAGAGCTACTGGTGATCATATAGAAGACAGAACATTTAAAATAGAAGTCCAGGGCGCCGATGATCCTGAGTGGATAACTCCCACAGGTAACTTATCAGTTGGTGCAGAAAACAAACGTTATTTTGTACTTGATAACGAAATTATACATTTTCAATTACAAGCAACTGATTTAGATTTACCGGCAGGCCAGACATTAGAATACTATATTGACAAGGGAGACGGAGAACTTCCATCAGGCATCACTATGGATAGTAATGGGTTAATATCAGGCGTAGTAGATCCGTTGCTGGCTCTTGATGTTGCGGCAAACAAGGGTGCATACGATACAAACAAATATGACGGATACGCATTTGACTTTACTAGTGTTAGTTCTTATTACTACAATGGAGAATACTTTCCAGATGCAGTATTTAAAGCACCTAAAAAACTTAATAGATTTTATCAATTCACAGTAAGTGCAAATGATGGCGACACTGTTGTTAAAAGAGCTTTTACAATTTATGTAGTAGGTGACGACTTCTTAAGAGCAGATAACGTATTAATGCAAGTAGGCACAGGTGTGTTTACGTCTGATAACACATATCTTAGAACTCCGGTATGGTTAACAAATAGTGATATAGGTTATAGACGAGCTGACAATTATATTACTATATTCCTTGATGTGTTAAAAAACAACTTACAACAAGGTGTTACACAATTTGTACTAAAAGCAACTAACCCAGATGACAGTGCAAGTACATTGCCGCCTGGTATGACATTAGATGTATCAACAGGCGAAGTGGCAGGACGCATACCATACCAACCGTCGATAACTAAAGAATACAAATTTACAGTTACAGCTAATTTAGTTGATGCGGCAGAAATTAAATCATTTAAAGACAGAACGTTTACAGTAAAGATACTAGGGGCAGTTGATTCAACTATTAAGTTTACTAGTAAAAATTTACTAGGAACAATTGACGCAAACTTTACAAGTGTATTTAGAGTAGAAGCTATTAGTAGTGTTACTGATGCTCCGTTAATTTATACTAAAACAGCAGGTAGATTGCCCCCTGGGCTATCATTACAGTTTGATGGAGAAATTACAGGCAAAGTACAACAATTTGGTAACACAAATGTAAGTGGTCTAACTATATTTGATAACGGATTGCTTTTATTAGACGGGGCTGATACTACTGTTGACAGAGCATACACCTTTACTGTAGAAGCTAAAGATAGATTTGGATATAGTGCAGTAACTAAGAAATTTACAATTAACATTCTAGACGAAAACGATTTATTATATAGTAATATATTTATGAAGCCGTTTATGGATAATACTATACGGTCGTCTTATAGAGGATTAATAAGCAATCCAAATATATTTCCAGCAAATGTATTATATCGTCCAAACGATTCAGACTTTGGATTACAAAAAGAAGTTAAGATACTAGCATATGCTGGATTAGAAACAAAGTCACTAGCTACATACTTTGCAAGTAGTCAAAAATACCATAAGAAAAGACGGTACAAAGTAGGTAATGTTAAAACAGCTCTTGCAAAGACACCTGGTTCATCTAATATAGTGTACGAAGTTGTATATGCAGAAGTAATTGATCCAGCTGAACCAACTGTTGGAAAGACTAAAAAGAATTTTACAATTAAAGGTAGTGATACTGTAACTGTAGATCGAGTCGGAGTGTACGATATAAACAATCGTAATCATACTAACGATGGCATTCCTGTATTAAAAGGAGGCGACGAGGTCTTTAATAAAGATCCGTTACTAACAACTAGTAGATATGCACCGTATGACAGATTTTTAGATGTGTTTGGGATTAAGTTAGTTGGTACTCCCCTAATAGGCGGAGCTAGACCAAACAGCGACGAATTCATTAAAAAAGTGGCAAAGACTGTAACTTTACTTTTAAATAATACCTATGGCGGTAACACTAATCCTACTACACAAATGGCTGTTGTTAATAATATGAAGCAATTAAAAACAGCACAAAAGATTGGCGTTCACAGCCCAAGCGCATATACTCCGAGTATTGTTGCAGACAATGCAGGTGACAGTTACCCAGGGTTAACTAAGTTTCAATATAACTTCCAAAGTGTAGATCATATTTGGGAACAGCCTAGTGAGAGTCTTAATGGAGACGCTCAGGCACTTGAAGTATTAGAGCACTTAATACATACTATTACTGTATACGGGCTATCAGTAGTACCTCAACTTGCACAAGATAATCAAACTAATGAGCTATACCTTGCAATGGTAGAAGCAATAGATAATAATAGATTTGATACATCTAGCTACAGCGGTACATTCCCTGGAACTGATCCAGACTTTAGAGCATTATTAATGCGTGAATACCTTTGGTTGCTAGTGTTAGGTGAATGGAACTATGTTACTGAGTTTGTAGCGGGCGGATCACTATCACCAGAATGGCATGATAATATGCGTACTCCAGAAGGTATTGCTGCCGCTGGCAATAATCCATTAGGCCATGCATTATACACAACATACATTGAACCAATTCTTACAAAGCCTGCAAGTGCTAATTTAAGAACAATATACAAAGATGATGCGCAAGGAGTATCAGGATATACACCTAACTACATAACAACTGGTACTGACGAAAGCAATGATCAATATTATTTTCCTACTAGTAAAACTTATTTAGAAGTAGGTGATACGGTAGTAAGTAAAGACAATAGCAGTATACTATCTGTAATATCCGAAACTGATAGTCAAAACTTTAATCAAGGTGAAATGAAAAACATTCCGCTTGCAGACAGTGATGCTATTAAAGTATCAGGCGGCGATGAAGTAAGACACATTGCTAACATTACTAACATGCGTGAAAGTTTAGAAGCAATTGGTACAACAGCATACGGATTTTTACCACTATGGATGCGTACTCCACAAAGTGTAGGAACACAAGAATCAGGCTTTACATTAGCAATACCATTATGTTATTGTAAACCTGGCAAAAGTGCAGAAGTATTAACTAACATTCAAAATAGTAATTTTGATTTTCAATCATTAGACGTAACAATCGATCGTTATGTTGTAGATAGTACTACAGGCGACAGTAATGAACAATATATACTATTCGCAAATTACGACTACAATGCATAACAACGATAAATAAAACAGTAGAGGAATTAACATGGCAAGCACAATTATATCAGCAACAATTGACGGAACATACCCAGTAGCCGGGCAAGACAATGACAGTCAAGGGTTTAGAGATAATTTTACAATTATTAAAACAGGATTAGCAACTGCTAATACTGAAATAACTGCATTACAAACATCTAGTGCAGTACTTGATGCGGCAAATAACTTTTCCGGCAATAGTCAACAAGCAGGAAACATACTTCAACAAACTGAAGCGTTTTATAATGGTAGTACACTATCAGGAAATACTAACGTAAGTTTTTCAAATGGACACTATCAAGCATTTACAATTGGGGCTAATGTTACACTAACATTAACCGATTGGCCAACTAGTGGCAAACTTGCAAAAATGACTGTACACCTTGTAGGCAGCGGCGGCGGACATGCTGTTACATTTACATCATTAGGTAGTACATTTAGAGTGCCAGCAGGATTTACAAATCCAACTACAGTTGACAGTGCTACACAACCTTACATATTTGATTTTTGGTCATACGATGCCGGTGCTAGTATATACGGCGAGTACAAAGGCCAGTTTATAACAGATATATTATAATAAATGTTTAATCCATTAGTCGACAGCTTTGACAATTTATCAACTCAGCAATTGGAGGCAAAGATTGCTGAGTTGCAACAAAAGTACTTTATGACTTCTAATCCACAAGTACACCAACAAATAACTGCTATACTTGATATGTATATTGCAGAAGCACAAGGCAGACGTGCTGTGTCTATGCAAAAAGAAATGGATAATTCTAATTCAGGACTTGACAAACTCATCAATGTAAGTTAAAATAAGTGTATGCTTATGAAAACAGACGACCTCGGTATCCCGCGATTTACAAACAAAGACCTAATTGATATGATCTATAGTGGTCATGTCGACAAATGTCATGTTGTATTATGTGATCCTAGTGATGACATAGACAAGTTTAATGAAGCAATGCGTGAACAATACCTACCAGAACTTAAACAATATATTCCATTAGATGTAGATCAAAAGACATTTGACGGTGCATTACAAAGTGAATGGTTTATGCCTGATGAATATAAAGAGCTTGATGTAGTACGTTTTTTAAACAATAGAGAACTTACTTACGAACAACGAGACCGAGTTCGAGAAGAACTACAAGCATTTACTGAACGTGGTATGATACCACTGTTGCGTTATATGTGCTATCTTGTAGACTTTATGCGTGAGAATAACATTGTTTGGGGTGTAGGTAGAGGATCAAGTGTAGCAAGTTATGTGTTATACTTAATAGGCGTACACAGAATTGATTCAATCCAGTATGACCTGGACTGGACCGAGTTCCTGAGATAAGTAAATATAACAAGGAGAACACAATGGCGATGAAACAAAAAGGTCAAAAGACCTATAGAAGTATGCAAGGTAAAAATGTAGACATGGATATGTTGCGTCAACGCAATGAATTAACTGTCGCAGTTGGCAATGCTAGAGTAAATGCACGTGGCGACGAACTAGGTCCAGGTGGCAAAATTATTCGTAAAAAAGAAGAACTAGATAGAGAATACTATGCTGACAATCCAACTGGAATGCCAGATGAAGTAGCAGTAGTTGCACCTACTGTAGAAGTATCAGAAGAAGCTCCTGTAGTATCTGCAACAGTTGCACCGACACGTACTTCGCGTACTAGAGCACAGCAAAAAGTAGAAAAAGACCTAACAGATGATTGGGTCGAAGATGATGACGGCAATTTTGTACAAAAAGGTGACTAACAAATGGCGCAAAACTTAAAAGCAATTCAAGGAACACTAACTCCTATTAAAGACAGAGTACTAGTTACTGACATGGATTTTGGAGATCAAAAGACAGCAGGCGGCATAATTATTGCTGCCGATGACGGTAACGTGCGAGGCGTGTACCCGCGATGGGGCAAAGTATTTGCTAAAGGTCCTGATAACAAAGATGAGTTTAAAGTAGGACAATGGATACTTGTTGAACACGGACGTTGGACTCGCGGCATGAAAATGCAAGAAAACGAAGACAGCGAAGAGTATACAATCCGGATGGTGGATGCAGAGTGTATTTTAGGATATGCTGACGAAAAACCAAATGATGTTAGATATAGTGAATCAAGTTCAGGTGATTGGAACCCAGATACTATTGATCCAGGATCATTTGTAGGTACAGCAATGAACGCAAAAGCAGAGAGTAAAATTTACTAATGACAAACGTATTTAAAGACGTAAACAAATTTGGCACAGCATGTGACCAACCAGCAAGTGAAGCAAACTACAAAATGTATCTTGACTTAATCCGTGAAGAAACAGATGAACTGGAAGAAGCTATCCAAGACAACGACAAAGTAGAACAGCTAGACGCACTAGTAGACATTCTAGTTGTTACTGTAGGCGCTATTCGTGCCGCAGGTTGGGATGGTGAAGCGGCTTGGAAAGAAGTGATGAACACTAACTTTGCAAAGATTGATGCAGAAACAGGTAAAGTACGCAAACGTGAAGATGGCAAAGTGCTAAAGCCGGAAGGCTGGAAGGCTCCTGAGCTTGCACAGTTTATTTGAGAACTTTGAATGGTACGATTTTGTAGTAATAGCAGTATTCACTAAAGTTTTACAAGTTTTAGTTATTATTACATTAATGGGAGGTGGCATTGTGACTGCCACCTTTATAGCAATTATTTGGCAACTTTGGTTAGCTTACGAAAAATTTAGATCAAAATAACACTTGACTCCTTAGAGGTTATACGTTATAATATGTATAACAACTAAGGAGTTTTATTTTGACCATTCACGCAAGTATTGACCTTGAAACTATTGACACACAACCTAGTGCAACTGTACTAAGTTTAGGTGCAGTTAAATTCAATCCGCTAAATGATTCAGAACCACATAGCGAAATGTATTTTAAAATTAATATTGACGAACATGATGCATTAGGGCGTACAGCAAGTGATGATACTATTGCATGGTGGGCTACACAAGATCCAAAGATTATGGAAGAAGCATTTGACCAAACTGGTGCTATTAGTGTAGAAGAAGCATTAATACGTATTAGGAAATTTGTTGGTAGTGTAGATACACTATGGGGACAAGGATATGGATTTGACTATACTATTATAGAAAACATGTTTCGGAGCAAGGAAATGCCAATTCCTTATAACTTTTGGCAAGTTAAGGATTCGCGTACATTATTTGGTTGTTGTGAAAGTGATCCCCGTAAGAAGATTCAAAACTCATTACACAATGCATTAGCAGATGCATACTATCAATCAAAAGCTATCCAAATGGCATACAAGGAACTAGGCATTAAACGATGAATGAAAAATTAATTTTAACAGATATTGATGGAGTATTCCTAAGGTGGGATACTGCATTTACTAAGTGGATGGATCAACAAGGTTATCAAGAACAACCTGGCGCAAACTACGAGTACGATATTTCTAAAAAGTTTAGCTTAGATTCTAAGAATCAAGGACATAAACTAGTTAGACAGTTCAATGAAAGTGCTTGGATGGGCTATTTGACACCTATGGAAGGTGCTATTGAGTACGCAACTAAGTTAAGGAAAGAAGGATATCATTTTGCTGGACTTACATCTATGAGCACTGATGAATATGCCGGCAAAGCAAGGCGTTTAAATTTATTAGAACATTTTGAAACTGCATTTACAAGTTGTCAATGTATTGAAACAGGTGCAGATAAAGACGAGTACTTAACACAATGGGAACCAGGGCATTGGTGGATTGAAGATAAACCCGAAAATGCAGTAGCTGGCATTAAGGCCGGACACAAGTCTATTCTTATTACACATCCGTACAACAAAGACTTTGAGTATCCAGGACTTATTCGAGCAAACGATTGGAAAGAAATATATGAAATTATCACAGGTTGAAAAAGAAGGTACTAAGATTGCAAAAATACTTGCTCCTGCACTTCCAAAAAAAGTAATAGTAGATCCGGTAGTAAAAGAGCTACGAGAGATTAAGAAATTGCTCAAAGACATAGTAAAGCACCTTGACAAGGATTGATAACGATGCTACAATATAAAGCTACAGGAGACTAATATGAAATTCCCCGAACAAAAAAATACAGGTGTAGGCACAGCAGGACTTGCTGGAATTGCACTTATGATATTACACATTACAAGTTACTTAACAGGATGGGCATGGCCTGTTCTGTATATCTTTTTAATCCTTATTGGAATGGGCATGGAGAACAGCAAACGATGAAAGAACTATGGGTAGAGAAGTATCGTCCTAATACAGTAAATGGTTATGTATTTAAGGATGACGCACAACGTAACCAGGTAAACACTTGGATTAAAGAAAAGACTATTCCGCATTTGTTGTTTAGCGGCAATGCAGGCATTGGTAAAACAACGCTTGCTAAATTGCTGTTTAATGAACTTGAAATTCAAGACTTAGATATTGTAGAAATTAACGCAAGTCGTACAAACTCAGTAGATGATGTACGTGACAAGATTGTAAACTTTGTACAAATGATTCCGTTTGGTGACTTTAAAGTTGTACTACTAGATGAGGCTGATTACTTGTCGCCGAACGCACAGGCAGCACTACGTGGTGTAATGGAAGAGTATCATACAACAGCACGTTTCATTCTAACGTGTAACTATCCTAACAGAGTTATTCCAGCTATCCACAGTAGATGTCAAGGCTTTCATATTGCTAAGATTGACCAAACTGAGTTTACAGCAAGAGTTGCAGAGATTCTTATTACAGAAGGTGTAACTCCGGATTTAGATACACTTACACTTATGTAAAAGCAACATATCCTGACTTGCGTAAGTGCATCAACACAGTACAAATGAATGTACAAGACGGTAGCTTGCTGAAACCTAATGAAGGCGATACAGGCCAAGCTGATTGGAAACTTGATATGGTCGAACTGTTTAAAGCAGGTAAGATCACAGAAGCACGTAAATTACTTTGCGGAACAGTACGTTCAGAAGAGATGGAAGAAGTATATTGTTGGTTGTATGACAACATTGAATTGTTTGGCGATGCCGCACAACAAGATACTGCGGTATTAACTATTAAACAAGGACTAGTTGATCATACATTAGTTGCAGACCCGGAGATTAATTTGGCGGCAACGCTAATAAGATTGGCAAGAATTTAATGGCAGAGTTAAACATCACAGCCGAAATGGACGGCTTCATAGGAATTTTTGATAATGTATTTGAAGACGAATATCTTGATGAGCTTATTAAGTATTTTAATTCAAAAGACGGTATGCAATTTGTAGAACCAACAACTGATCGTATTCCTAGTACTGATAGAGATATGGACGAACTACATTTAGCAGACCCGTTAACTATACAAAAAGTTCCTCCCATGTTTACTGACCATTTCTTTAAACGGTTGTGGGAGCATATATACCCTGCATACAAGAAAGAGTTTGCTGTACTGCAAACAATGAAAATGCAAGGCGAAGGCTTAAAGATGAAGCGTATCAAGCCTGGTAAAGGATTTCATTCTTGGCATTTTGAATCATTCGGGGGAACAGATTCAAGGAAGATTGTAGCACAACTATATATGAATGATATTGACGATGCAGGAGAAACAGAATTCTTGTATCAAAATAAACGCATTGCGCCAAAAAGAAATAGACTTCTTCTTTGGCCCGCAGATTGGACGCATACACATCGTGGCAATCCTCCTATAGGAAAGACTGATAAGTATATTTTAACAACGTGGTTGGAAGAAACAACTAAAGGAAACTAATATGACGTATTTAGTAGGTGATAATTGTATTAAGTGTAAGCATATGGATTGCGTAGAAGTGTGTCCGGTAGATTGTTTTTACGAAGGTGAAAACATGTTAGTTATTAACCCAGATGAATGTATTGATTGTGGCGTTTGTGAGCCTGAATGTCCTGCTGACGCAATTTTTGCAGATAATACAATAGAAGGTGCAGAGCTAGATAAATGGATGACTATTAATCAAAAGTACTCTGAAATATGGCCTGTAATTACTGAGATGCGTCCTGACGATGTTCCTCTAGATGCGTTAGAATGGAACGGAGTTCCTAATAAGTACGAAGAGTACTTCAGTGAAACACCCGGAAAGGGAAACTAAATGATTAAAGCAATATTAGCGTGTGACGATTACGGCGGCGTAAGTAAAAAAGGCACACTGCCGTGGCCTAACAATAGCACAGACCTTAAATGGTTTAAAGA